ACAGTCATGCACGACTGAATGGGCTTCTAAACATCACAAATGATAAGGATTTGAAATGTCTGGTTTGAATTGTAAGGCTTGTGTTTACTTTAATGACATAGGTCAGATGGGGCAATGCAGACGCTACCCCACTTACCAAAACCGTCACTACACAGAGTGGTGCGGTGAATTTGAGTTAGTTGCCATCGTCCCAACGGAGGATGTTACACCCGTCCCAGAGGCGGGTGCTTTTTCTCCAAAGAAACGTGGCAGACCAGCAAAGGCGGCAAAATGAACTTGCAACCACTCAAAGACAAGATTCTGGTGCGCCCTGAACAACGCATTCAAAGCACAATCTATTTCCAATCAGCAGAAGCTGAAAGCCGTGGAACAGTCATGGCGGTTGGCCCAGAAGCCCAAGCGGAAGGGTTAAACGTGGGTGACAAGATAGCCTTTGGCACATTCCACAAAGACTACAAAGACGAATACTTGAAGTTTGAGGAAATAAAGCACAATGACGAACGCTTACTCAAAATGAGTTGGCAGGATGTCTGTTTTGTAATGGAGGAAGAATAATGCCTTTAATTAAATCTAAATCCCCTGAAGCGTTTAAAAAGAACATTAAAGCTGAAGTAAAGGCTGGCAAACCAATTAAACAAGCCATTGCAATTGCTTACTCAGAAAAGCGTGAAGCCGCTAAAAAGGATAAAAAGAAATGATCGAGCAAGTAAAAGCCCGAATTGCTGACCTTGAAAAGCAAAAAGAACAAATGTTGGCTAACTTTCACGCTATTTCAGGCGCTATTGCCGAAAATGAAGCATGGCTTAGACAACTTACGGTTGAAAAGCCAGCCGAAACCGAGTAAATTAGTGGCACTATGCCAACACTAGCCGACATATACAGCGCAATTGACTCTGCTAAACGCAAGGGGTCTGATTTCATTCGCAACCCCGGTGCAAGCCTACAGCAAATAGCTGGTTATGGAATGGACAGGGCTAACGCGGCAAGGGATCAGCTTTATGACGCTACGGCATCAGAAGGCATTGGGTACGGCCCTAAGACGCAAGCACTAGCAAAACAAATGGCTGGCGCTTATAACCCCCTTGGAATGACTGTTTGGCATGGTTCACCCCATGTGTTTCAAAGGTTTGACCTTGGAAAGATAGGCACAGGCGAAGGCGCACAAATGTATGGCAAAGGGTTATACACAGCCCAAGACCAAGAGGTAGCTAAAAGGTTTACCCCAAGAGACACTAAATTTGAAGATGCTTTGATGAAAAGGTACAATCAAGCTGAGAAAGCTGGTGATTACACATCAATGCAAGTTTACGAAGATTTCTTGACCCAAAAAACCCCTGAAGAAATTGCAAAGAATTTTAAAGATATGGGTTTTGTCGGTAAAGACCTAATGACCGCCCAAAAAGCGTTTGATACCGCTAAAAACTTATATCAGCAACAAACAGTAGGCAATCTTTACAAAGTTGACTTGCCTGACACACATATCCGCAGAATGTTGGATTGGGATGCGCCAATTAAAGAACAACCAATGATCGTCAGAAAACTTGCCAAATCTATGGGAGTGGACATGAATGACCTTGGCGGTGATTTGCTGGCTAAAGTGGGCAAAGACGAAGCTGGTAGGCAAGTTATGCAAAATGCTGGAATTAGAGGCATCAAGTACTCTGACCAAATGTCAAATGGTCAATCTAAGAATACAAAGAACTTTGTTGTGTTTGACCCAAGCCACATGACTATTCAAGAACGAAACGCAAAACTTATAAATGACTGAAACAACCGAAAAACGCCCTGTTGGTCGCCCTACCCTTTACGATCCAAAATATTGTGAGGAAGTGGTTACTTTGGGCAGAATCGGCAAAAGCGTTGAACAAATAGCGGCAAACCTTAACGTTTCCTTACGCACAATGTATTCATGGCGTGATGCCCATGAGGAATTTTTGCACGCCTTGGACGATGCCAAGACTTATGAGCAAGCGTGGTGGGAGGAACAAGCCGCGGCTTACATGGTTGAGAACAAAGAAAGTGACCGATTGAACGCAACATTGTGGTCACGGTCAATGGCGGCACGATTCCCAAAGAAGTACCGTGAAAGCACAAAGACTGAAATCACGGGTGCTGATGGAACGCCATTGCTCTCAGGCATTCAAGTTTCATTTGTGAAGCCAAGTGAGTGAAGTAACCCAAGCAATTGCAAAGGCTGAGTTCCCACTCAAGCTAGAGTGCCTGTTCAAGCCATCACGTTATAAAGTTCTTTACGGTGGACGCGGTGGCGCTAAGTCATGGGGGGTAGCAAGGGCTTTGCTCATTAAAGGCGCACAAGCCCCGTTAAGAGTGCTTTGCGCCCGTGAATTCCAAACTTCTATCAAAGACTCAGTTCACAAGTTACTGTGTGACCAGATTGAGGCTTTAGGCTTGCTTGGGTTCTACGAAATCACCCAGACCAACATCAGGGGCAAGAATGGCTCTGAGTTCAGCTTTGTGGGTTTAAAGAACAATGTGGCCAACGTCAAGTCTTATGAGGGTGTTGATGTGTGTTGGGTTGAGGAAGCGCAGACAACCAGCCGTATGTCGTGGAACGTGCTGATTCCTACCATTCGTAAGGAAAAGTCTGAAATATGGATAACCTTTAACCCTGAATTAGAGACTGATGAGACTTACCAGCGGTTTGTGCAAAACCCGCCAGAAGATTGCATTGTTCAAAAGGTCAACTGGTCTGACAACCCTTGGTTTCCTGAAACGCTGAAACTTGAGAAAGATGCGCTTAAACACCGTGATCCACAGGCTTATAACGTGGTTTGGGAAGGTTTATGCCGCCAGACAGTAGATGGGGCTATCTTTGCCAGAGAAATGCAACTGGCTGAGTTAGATGGGCGCATCACAAAGGTCAACTACGATGCCACAAAGCCCGTTCACGCCATCTTTGACCTTGGTTGGTCTGATGCCACAGCAATCTGGTTCTTACAGTTTGTAGGCATGGAAACCCGCTTGATTCGTTACATTGAGGGCAATCAGCAGACCATGAGCGACTATCTAGCCAAGATGCAGACCTTTGGCTATATGTACGACACCCTCTGGCTACCGCACGATGCTGAAAACAAGACGCTGGCGGCAAACGGTAGAAGCATTGAGGAAATTGTTAGGGGTGCTGGTTATAAGACCAAGATAATTCCTAGAACGCCCATCATGGATTCAATCAATGCGGCTAGAACATTGTTTACTAATATGTGGTTTGACAGGGAGAACTGTCACGAAGGCTTGCAATGCCTACGCCATTACCGTTACGATGTTGACCCAGACACCAAGCAATTTAGCAAAACGCCTTTGCACGACAATTATTCACATGGCGCTGATGCGTTTAGGTATATTGGTCTGATGGTCAATGAGCCTAGACAAGCCAGAAAGCCTAGACCTACCGCAAATTATGGTAGCCAACACTCATGGATGAGTTAAAATGGCACAAAATCACTTAGGGCAACATCATGGCTGATGATTACGACTCACGAATTCAGGAAGCAATTGACTTCTTAAAGTTTGCAAACGATGCAGACACAATGAATCGTCAGGAAGCGCTTGAAGATTTGAAGTTTGGCGCTGGTGATCAATGGCCTGTAGAACTGCAAAACTCACGCAATCTTGAATCCCGCCCTGTCATCACGGTGAACAAGGTGGACAACTATTGCCGCCAAGTCTCTAATCAGCAACGCCAGCAACGCCCCCGCATTAAAGTCCATGCCACAAATACGCATGAGGACATGGTTGACGCACAGACAATCAGCGGCATCATTCGCCACATTGAAGTCAATTCCAATGCTGACCATGCTTATGACAATGCGTTTGAATACGCTGTTCGCATGGGTTGGGGCTATATGCGGGTCAGAACTGACTACATTTCAGAGGATTCCTTTGATCAGGAAATCTACATTGACCCTATAGATAACCCATTCACGGTGTACTTTGACCCCAATTCAGTAGCGCCTGATGGCTCTGACGCTGACCGTTGCTTAATTACAACAATGATGCTGAAAGAGGAATTCCGCAAGCTGTACCCTGATGCTGATGATGGCGGCACAAGTTTCACACAGCGCGGCACAGGCGACTCACAGTCTGAGTGGATCACCAAAGAGGATATTCGCCTTGCTGAGTATTACTACACCGTCAGAGAAAAGGCTACGCTTTATCTTTTGAGCGATGGTTCAGCTACCTTTGCTGATGACAAAGACTTCTTTAAACGCCTTGACGCTTACGGCATCACGGTGATTGACAAGCGCGATTCATTCAAGAAAACAATTAAGTATTGCAAGATGACCGCGGTTGAAGTGCTTGAGGAACGTGATTGGGCTGGCAAATACATCCCAATTGTTCCCGTGTACGGCAGACACATTGTCATTGGTGACAAGCGCAAAAAGTTTGGCATGATTCGCTATGCCAAAGACCCACAGCGTATGTATAACTTTTGGCAGACTTCTATCACAGAAGGT